TGACAAACGTCCGCCATTTCAACTCCCTGTCCAAAGCCCTCGTTTCTATCCGGCGTGTCAACGACGGCATAAATACCGGTCTCCCCAGCGATCTCCTTTGTCAGGAACTCCGAGAATGCCTCCTCCACTTGTCTGAAATAACAGGTGGAGAAATAACAACAGATGAAGTTCTTAAAAATATCTTCAGACATTTCTGCATCGGAAAATAGTCTGTGAAATCGGCTGCAAATAAAAACGCACTCCGATAGCTGACATTTGCACTATAATAGCATATATCATAATGATGTACGATTTTAGGCGTAAATAAAAATTTCTCGCCAAATGTGCGGATATATGCCGCCAATATGCTAAATTTGCGGTGCGTTTTTGTTGCGCGTCTTGTCAGGCGCAACAGACGCAACAAAATCAGCAACGCAGTGAAGAATGAAGAAAGTCAACAAAGAGCCGGTATATCTCCGGCAACGCAAGAGGGCCAACGGCCTCATCGCCCTGTATCTCGACATCTGCCGAGACGGTCGGCGTGTCAATGAATATCTGAAATTGTATCTCGTGCCGGAGCGCACGAAAGAAGACCGTGAGAAGAATCGACAGACCTTGCAGCTCGCACAGTCAATCAAAGCGCAGCGCATAGTCGAGATTCAGAACGGCGAGTTTGGATTCAAAGACCAATTCGCGGAAGAGACACGATTCTTTGACTACTACCGGGCATTAGTCGAGAAGCGGCGCGGTGTCGAATCTCTCGGCAACTGGGGTAATTGGAATTGCTGCCTGAAACACCTTGAGAGGTACGAGCGCAGAAAAGACATCACATTTGCCGACATCACACCGAAATGGGTGCAGGGCTTCCGTGACTATCTCGAAAAAGAAGCATACGCCTATGGTTGCGACTACCGAAAGCGCGGCGAGTTGAAGCCGTTGGCACAGAACTCCCGACAATCATACTTCAACAAGCTCCGGGCTTGTCTTAATCAGGCATACGAAGACCGCATCATCGCGCATAACCCTATGCGCGGCATAGAGGGCTTTTCAGGCGAAGAAAGCACTCGAATGTATCTCACAATCGAAGAAGTCAAGAAAGCCGCGCAGACCGATTGCGACAGCAGCCTAATCAAACGTGCCTTTCTATTCTCGTGCCTGACAGGGCTACGGCGTTGCGACATCTTGAAGCTGACGTGGGGCGAAATCTCGCAGCAGGGCCAATTCACACGCATCATCTTCCGTCAGAAGAAAACGAAAGGACAAGAGTACCTCGATATTTCAGAACAAGCTGCCGAGCTGTTAGGCACTCGCGGCAAAGCGTCTGAACTCGTATTTAAGGGCATACCGTGCGCAAGCACAGTCAACGGCATCTTGAAGATTTGGATGCAGCGAGCCGGAATCGACAAAGCGATAACATTCCATTGCGCACGTCATACATTCGCGGTTATGATGCTTGACCTCGGTACGGACATCTACACAGTCAGCAAGCTACTCGGACATCGAGAACTCGCCACAACGCAGATATACGCGAAAGTGCTTGATAAGAACAAACAAGCAGCCGTGGCGAGAATCCCTGACATCTTCGACAAGTGAGTTGTCAAGTATTGTTTGACAACTGAATACGACAGCCGACCATATCGTTAACAACAACGGAATGGTCGGCTATCTTTGCGTTGCGCTTACCGATATGATAATCACTCGGCAAACATCGAGCCTACGCCGGTCAAGAGCCAACGCGAAGACACGCCGCAATCTCGAATGAGAGGTACGGCCCAGCCAATTTCAAAGAAACCTCGAGAGCGGTCTTTGCGTTGAGTGTAAAAATGTGGCTTGTCTATTCCGTGCGCATCACAGTAGGCCGTCAGCGTCTTAATCAGCTTCGCTTGCTTGCAAGCGTCAATGGCAGTAAAGAATCTCTCCATTACGGCTAACGTGTCGGCATTATAGTTGCGCGTCTTACTCATTCCTCAACTTCTGATGATTCAGATTTGGAGTTGATATATAGAGATGCTTTTCGGGCCACCCAAGCGAGCGCAGCAAAGAACAACGCAGACGGCACTAAACCGAGAATTGCAGGGCCGACTTCTCTCATCTCGCCGTTATTGAGCGACAAAAAGAAAATCAACACGCCGATTGCCGAGACGAGAAAGAGCCACGACAGTATCAGCAACACTATATTGTAGAACTTATCCATGCTTGTTATCTTTTAGAGATTATTTCATCTTGAAGCCACTTTGTTGTATCATAGAGATATTCAAGGTCGGCGGTAGGCTTGTTCACAAGCTGCCGACCAATCTCAAATAGAAGTGTATCGGCCTTGTCTTCAACCCCGACTTCATCATTCATTACAGACTTCATCAGGTCAATCAGGAAGAACGGAAGCCGTTGTGCGGTGTTGTCTTTATCCATTGTACGATTGTTTTTCAAGTTTGATTTTTACTTTGTCGAGCCTGGCGGTCAATTTCTCTCGCTCTCGGTCATCGAGATTGAACGATAAAAGTTTGTCGATGTAGTCCGCTTCTTCGGCGTAACGCTTTACTCTATCAAGCAGCACAAAGATACGGTTGAATGAATGATGATAGGCGTGTAGCATATCATTTTCAGCAGCCAAGCCGAGAGTGATTGAATGTGCATACTCATCAATCGCGGCATCAATATCGCCGTCAGCTTCGCAACGCATACCGGCCAAGCGATGCTCCGAAATTGATTTATACTCACTTTCCCATTTACACTCTTTGATATGCGATTCCTTGATTCGTGCGAATATATCATCAGGAACTTCGTAGGAATCTTGGCCATTGATAACCGCAGTCGATTCAGCAGCCATTACATCTACCGGGATATTACGAATACTGACATCAACACACTTGCACCATTCCGCAAGCTCTCCAATCTTTACTTTCATACTTGCTTCAATGTTGAGAGCAATCCCATGAATTGATTGAATTGCTCTTTGTTTTGATTTATTAGGTCGGTTATTTGCGCAAGCGCAGTCGAGAGTTGAGCTTGCGCAGTCTCGGCAATAGATTGTGCTTTCTCGGTTAGTATGCGTTGCTTTCCCAACTCTGTAAGCCACATTTCAGTACAGCCTGACTCCGCATTGCTAATATCGTGTCCGGCATTCTGCCCTGATACCTCTCCGATGATTTGACGTATCGGAGAGCCTATCATATTCCCATCTCCTAACACTTCGCCGGTAGTGATATTGAACGTTTCGCGCCGTAGCATATCACCCTCGCCAGACATCAGCCAATCGCGATTTATTTCAGGAAATGCAGAGAGTATTATCTCCAATTTATCCACCGTGGGAGAATTTCGGAGTTGACGTAGATAGCCATTTGAGAGTCCACAGCGCGATTCGAAGGCTCTCGAAGAAATTTTTTTGAATTTTATAAATTCGTTAATTCGCTCTTTTACAGTCTGTTGCATAATTGTTGAATTTTTTAGTGCAGATTTTTATCTCCAAATATTTGCCTATATGGAGAGTATTATCTAACTTTGCAGAGCAATCACGAAAGTAATTGCCTCATTCAACGAAATTGAGTGTGCAAATATAAATAATAAGTGCCTAACACGCAATAGTTAGGGCGTTAAAAATCGCAATATAAGATGACAAAACAAGAATTTGAACAACTTTTCGGTCAAGAGACCTCGCAAGAAGACTTCGAGCGATTCAACGAAGTATATATGAACGCCGGAGAACTTAACAAGCAAGCGTTTTGCAATGCAATCAAGCATATTTGCAAGTCTCCCATAGCGTGGACTTTGATTGAAACTCTCTCGAAGACCTCGACAATCCGCGAAAGGAAACTCAAACAATGCGAAAAAGAAAACGATGAAGCAGCACTCTTGCTCATTCGGATAGCCGCAGAACACAGCAATGAAGCCGCTCGTGAGCAAGCTATTAAGATGCTTGGCTCAAACGAATATCTCCGTGCGAAAATCGACCTCGGACTGCAATTTGATTGCTATGACTACGAGCTTGTAAAAGACTTCCTCTAATGACAAATCAAACAACAATAGACGATATGGAAACTCCAAAAAAAATGACGTTCAAAGACCTCTATCTTCAGGAGAAAGAGAAGCCGACACCGGCGCAGACTTTCATCGAAGACATCGCGGAGCTGACGAAACGCTCCGTAAACACCGTGCGAATGTGGATTCAGGGCAAACAGACACCCGATGCGCTCGCACAGCTGCAAATCGCCGAGAAATACAACATCGACATTTCCTCACTCTTTCCTAAATCGTAATGATATGAAAGCCTTACTCAACTGGAGATATTACATCATTTTCGTGATATTCTCTATCGGTATGCTCTTCCTAATGGCTTCTTTCGGCGACCCGGTAGAAGAAATGGGCATCGCAAAAGAAATGTTTTTGCGCTTTCTCTATTTCGGTATCTCGATACTCGCTTTCTACATCTTGAAACGTGTTTTCGATTATTGGGAATCGAAAGACGAGATTCCTGAAATGACAAAATTAGCAGAGGAGGAAGACGAATGGGAATAGAGGAACGACTTGAACGGATAGAGAGGCTTTTCATTCTCGGATTCAAAAAAGCCCTGAATGTTGCTGATGTAGCATTACTTCTCAACATATCAGAATCACGAGTGCGCCACATGGCCAATGCACAAGAAATTCCGAGCTACAAATCGGGTGGCAAACTTTACTTCGACAAAGACGAAATCGAAAAGCACCTACTTCAAAACCGCCGCCCCTCAAAGCGTGAAATCGACAGCATAGCAACAACAAGAATCGCGGTCAGCCGCATTAAATAATCATCGCAATGAAAGAAATCATCATCAAGCAGCTCTCACTACTCAACTTCAAGGGAGTGCGAGACCTCACAATCGACTTCGATGCGAGAGTGACAAACATTTCCGGGCGCAATGGACTCGGCAAAACAACGATTTTCGATGCTTTCACATGGTTGCTCTTTGGAAAAGACAGCCAAGACCGCAAGAAATTCGACCTTAAAACGCTCGACAGCTCCGGGCGCATTATCTCTCAACTTCCGCACGAAGTCGCGGCTATCATCGCCATAAACGGCGAAGAAGTGCGTCTGACACGCCGCTTCACGGAGAAGTGGGTTAAACGTGCCGGAGAGACGGAGCCGGTATTTACCGGCAATGAAGAAGAACGCTTTTACAACGATGTGCCGTGCAGCGCACGAGAGTATGACGCGAAAATTGCCGACATCTGCAATGAGACGGTATTCAAGTTCATCACATCGCCGACTTGCTTTTCTTCGCAGTCCGCGACCGCTCAAAAACAGATGCTTTTCAAAATGGCCGGCAACATAACTGACAAAGAGATTGCCGCCGGAAATGAGGACTTTGAAAAGTTGCTCGAACTAATTACAGGCAAGACGCTCGAAGAGTTCAAGAAAGAAATCAGCGCGAAGAAATCCCGGCTCAATGACGAAATCGCCGACATTCCTGGGCGCATAGACGAAAAGAAACGCGACCTCTCTCTGATAGCCGATGAGAATTGGGACACGCTCGAAAGTGAGCGCAACGAAAAACGAGAGCAACGCGCCGGAGTTGAAAAGCAGCTTGACGAAGCCGCCGAAGCACAACGCGAATCGAATCGGCTACGCCTCGCCGACATCGAAGAACTCGGTAAACTTCGCTCTCAAAAGATGCAACGTGTCAATGAGGTCACATCGACCGCCACAAAAGACTACTACGCACGAAAACAGAATCAAAGCAAGCTATCATTCCAAATCAATCAGTTGCGCGGTGATATTCAAAATCACGAGCAAGCAATCGAGACCGCCGAGCGCGAAATCAAGGCGTGTGCCGCAACTCGTGAACGCTTTATCGCAGAATACACGAAACTGTATCACAAAAGCGAAGCAATCAAGGCCGAGACACTCACTTTTGATGAATCTGAATTTGTCTGCCCGACTTGCAAGCGACCGCTTGACATCGCAGACATCGAAGCGAGACAAGTTGAAATGACGGAGAACTTCGAGAAGCAGAGAGGTGAGCGGTTGCAGCAAGTGGCAAATGCAATCGAAGAAAATCAACGTCTCGGCAAAGCCAACAACGCCAAACGCGCAGGGTATGAAGCGCAGATTGAGAAGCATCGTGAAGACATCGCAACCGCTGAAAAAAGAATTGCCGACATCGAAGCATCGCCGGAGTACAACGAGAAACTGACAGAGCCGGACGTTAAGCCGCTTCTCGCTTCGGATTCCGTCATCGCCGAACTCGACAATAAGGTTCAGCAACTCGAAGCAAAAACAGCGGAGGAAACGCCTCAAATCAACAATGCCGACCTGAAAGCAAAGCGCGATGAGCTGACCGCACAAATTGAATCTCTCACATCGCGCATCGGCAAACGTGAGAGCCGCCAACGTGCGCAGCAGCGCATCCGTGAGCTTGAAAGCCAATATCAATCTCTCAATGACGAAATCGCCGGGCTTGAAAAGCTCGAATTTACGATAACCGAGTTTAGCAAGGCGCGAAGCGAAGCTATCGAGCGCAGAATCAACGGCCTTTTCTCTCTCGTGAAATTCCGTTGGATTGCGACTGCAATCAACGGCGCGGAAAAAGAGACGTGCGAGGCCACCTTAGACGGCAAGCCTTATTCGACTTGCAGCGCAGGGGAGAAGATTATCATCGGCCTTGACATCATCAACGCAATATCGACATCGCAGGGCATATCGGCTCCTATCTTCATCGACAATGCCGAATCGCTTACACGCGAGTTGCCGATGACAGCGCAGATTATCAACCTCCGCGTGTCGTATGATGACAAGCTCGTCATCAAGAACGGCGCAGACAAATAACACTATTCATTAACCATATAAATAACGCAATTATGGCAGAAAACATCATTAACAGCGACTTTCTCAACCGGGTTGTGGAAGTCACAAAAGAACTCTCTGGAATGATAGAGAGTGCAACAGACGGCAAACATCGCGGCATCGTGATTCTCGCCGCCGAAGAAGTCAACGAACAATCATCAGCAAACGTAGTCGGAATTAGTGGCCGTAGCAAAGAAATCGCTTCGGCACTTCACGACTTCGCAACTCAACCGTCAACCGCTGATATGTTCAAACGAGTAGCTACCGGTGTAGCATTTGAATCAATCTTAAAGAAACATTAAAATGGCAGACAACAATCAACTCACACAGACACCGCAGACCGGCCTCGCTAAACTGAAAGCGATGCTCGATGCTCCGAGTGTGCAAGAGCAATTCCAAAACGCTCTCGCAGAAAACAAAAATCAGTTCATCGCTTCAATCATCGACCTCTACAACGGCGATAAGTCACTTCAAGAGTGCAAACCGGCGGCAATCATTCAGGAGTGCCTGAAAGCAGCCGTACTCGACTTGCCTATCAACAAGGCTCTCGGCTTCGCCTACGTTGTAGTTTACAAAAACAGCGTCAAGGTCAAAGACCCGGAAACCGGGCGTGAAACTTGGGTAAAAGTGCCGACACCGACATTCATACCCGGTTACAAGGGTTACATTCAGCTTGCAATGCGTACCGGGCAGTACCGCACAATCAATGCCGACTTCGTGTATGAGGGCGAGCTTCGCACCGTCAACCGTCTATCCGGCGAGGTTGCACTTGACGGCGTAAGGAAATCTGACAAAATAGTCGGTTACTTCTGTTACTTCGTGCTTCTAAATGGCTACTCGAAGACGCTTTACATGAGCGTTGAAGACATGGCTGCCTATGCGAAGCGTTATGCGCCGGGCATCAAAAAAGACACCACAATCGCGCAGCTCATCGCCAAAGCCAATGACGGCATCGTATCAAAGAGTGTCGGTTGGGAGGGCAATTTCAACGATATGGCATTAAAGACAGTCATTCGCCGCCTTATCTCGAAATACGGCTATCTCTCAATCAAGATGCAATCAGCTATCGGTCACGATACGGAGAGCGAAAGCCGCGCTCTCGCCGCTCGGAACGACAGTCTCCAGATAGCGAATGATTCGGCGCAGACTTTGACGCTTGATGAAACGCAGTATGAAGAAGTTGACACCGAGACCGGCGAAGTGAAACCGAAAGCATCAGCACCGACCGCCGAAGCCCCAACACCTGACTATTAACCTCAAATCTGATACTCCTATGAAACTGATATGTCTCGGAAGCTCATCAAAGGGCAACAGCTACATTCTCAAAGGCTCGACTGAATCGCTCGTTGTCGAGTGCGGCTTGCCGATACTCGAAATGAAGAAAGCAATCGACTTCGAGATTGGCCGCGTTGTCGGGTGTGTTGTCTCTCATCAGCACCGAGACCATTCAAAGTTTTTGCCGGAGTATCTGAAATGCGGTATCAGAGTGCTTGCACTTGAAGATGTGTTTGCTTCATTCAACCTGAAAAATCGTGTCTTCTGCAAGACTATTCAACCGATGCACGGTTACATCGTAGGCGGCTTCAAAGTGTTTACGCTCCCGGTGGCCCACGATGTGCCATGTGTCGGATTCGTTATCGAGCATAAAGAAATGGGCAAGCTCCTATTCATTACCGATACGATGTTGTGTGAGTACCGCATCGCCGGACTGAATCACATAATGCTCGAAGCGAATTACTCTGATGAAATTCTCGAAGCGAATATCAATGCCGGAATCATCTTGCCGTCTATGCGTGAACGCTTGCTTGAATCGCACATGGAAATCAAGACTACCGAGCAGATACTTCGCACAACTGACCTTTCAGCCGCAAATGAAGTGGTATTGCTTCACCTATCGGGCCGAAACAGCGATGCTGAACAATTCCGCACCCGAATAAAGAGAGCCGTAGGAAAGCCGGTTTATGTGGCTTCTCCGTCAATGCAAATCGACATATCAAAATCTCCGTATTGATGAAGAACGTACCGAATAACACAGTCGCCACACTTTGCCGTTGTCTGCCGCAGATTCTCGACAATCTCGATACAGACGCTATCCGCAAAAGTTTACGCCTGACGAACGCAGTCAGATTACTTAAACACGAAGTTTTACCAAAACTCAACAAAATCAACAGCACCAAAAATGGAAAACAAGAAATTTAATCTCAATGACGCTGTAACAGTCTTCGACCAAGAGGGTATCATCACGGAGGTTGTAGATGAAACACGCGAGCCGTATCTCTACGGAGTGACTTTCAACGACACGCAGAAGATGTATGTCATCGAATCACAACACATCGAAGTCAAAATTGACAACCGACCTGTCACAGAACGCATCAAGACGTTTGAAGACGCTTGCCGCGAACTCGGCGACAAACACCCGTTTGTGATTCAGTATAATGAAATTTTCGATAATTTTTTAGACGGAGCTGCCGAAAGCGATAGTAACGATATTATCGCATATCTGAAAGCTCGCATCATCGTTGCAGCTCTCAATGAGGGGTGGACCCCGAATTTCGAGGAAAACGAATGGCGTTATGCTCCCTGGTATGCGCTACTCACTAACGAGGAAATCGAAAAACTCGATGAAGAAGAAAAGCAGAAAGTCTGCCGTGTCGTTGGCCGTGCGGGCAACCATGCGTATGCGTATGGCGGTCTCGTTTGTGCGTTTGCGTACAACGTTTCCACGTCCTCGTACACGAGCTACGGCTCTCGGCTCGCCTTCAAGTCCAAGGACCTTGCAGAATATGCCGGTAAACAATTCATCGAAATATTCGGGGTGTTAGCTTTTTGATGAACGGTTGGATTAAGATAAGCCGAGAGTTGCCGGAGCATTGGATTTGGCGCGATGCTGACCGCTTGAAGTGGTGGTTAGACTTGCTTCTTATGGCAGCATGGGAGGATTCAAAGCAGCTTGTCGGCTCTCGGCTTATCGAAATCAAACGCGGTCAGCTTGTCGCATCAATATCGTATCTCGTGAAGCGTTGGGGCATAAATCACAATACCGTCATCAGTTTTTTGAAGACGCTGAAAGACGAGGGCATGATTATCAAGACCTCAACCGCAAATGTGAGTATCATCACAATTTGCAACTACGAAAAGCACCAAGCAGCGGACAACCTTTCGGACAAGTTAAACGGCACATTTACAGAACAATACGAAGAATTAAACAACACTACAACGGACAACCTCGCGGACAACCCAGCGGATAACGTAGCGGACAACCTCGCGGACACAATATTAAGAAATAAAGAAATAAAGAAATTTATAAATAAAAAAACAAACAAAAATTCGAGCGGTGATTTTTCTGAACTTGAAGAAGCGTTTGAAGTCTTCCGAAAAAGATACCCCGGCACGAAACGAGGCCATAAAGTAGAATTTGAGAACTTCAAAAAGAAAAATCAGTCAACGTGGCAAAGCATCATTCCGCTTCTTCTCCCGGCAATCGAAAGAGAAATCAGACATCACGAAGAAGCATTGGCAGCTCACGTCTTTGTACCGGCATACGCGAATCTCGCTACTTGGATAAATCAGTCACGGTGGACTCTCGAATTTCCGGCAATCGAATCAAGTCAACAACCCCAACAATCACAACCGGCAGAGCCAATTCAGCAAGCAAAGACCGATTACTCTGATGATGACTTCGGCGGCGCAGATTATTAAATCAACAACGCAATGAAAGACGAAAATCTCACTCCCGAAATCATCGCGCAAGTCGAAGCCAAGCGCAAACGTGAAGCAGAAGAAGCTGCGGCAATGTCGCTGCAACCGATATTGAAACGAATATTGGCAGACGCTCGCAAAGGCAATAGAGTTTTCCCGGACTTGACAGATGATGCTACCTATTCGGCACATTCCCGGCTTGTAGTCTATATTGCAAACACGATATGCCTCGCCGGTCAGGGCCGCCAATTCATAGTCGATGAGCATAACAAAGACGTATTGCGATTTTTGCTCTACTACTTCAACAACTGCCCTCTCTGTGAGAGCGTGTTTCCTGAAAAGCGGCACAAATTACACAAGCATATACTCCTTATGGGCGATGTCGGCACCGGCAAGACTTTGATGATGCAAATCTTCTCTGAATATCTCCGCTACACGAACAATCCGAATTTCTTTCACAACGTATCGGTTACTCAAATGGTGAATTACTACACGATTCACAACAACATTGACCGATATGTCTATAACGAAGAAAATTCAGTCGGCTTTCAAAGCAAGCCGGTGAATTTATGTCTGAATGACATCGGCGTTGAAAATAGACCGTTCTACGGCATCGACACCAAAACGATAGTCAACGACTTTTTACACGCTCGAAATGAGATTTGGACAATGACTGCGCCGGACCAGCGCAAGTTTGCACATCTCACAACGAATCTCAACAAAGACAGTCTCTTGGAGACGTTCAAAGACGGCTTCGGCCGACTTGCAGACCGATTCAAGACATACAACATTCTCAAACTGACCGGCGAATCTCGCCGATAAAAGCTCAACGCAAATGATAGAATCAGTAAAAACAAAGAAATGCGAGATATGCGGCGCAAGAAAGCCTATCGCCGACTTCTCGAAATCGTACCCAAAACGCTGCAAAGCGTGTGTGGCCGAAGAAGCTCGTATGCACCGGGCATCGAAAGCCGAAGAAGACAACCGCATCAGGCCACGGCTCAAAGAGGGTGCGCAACGTCTCGGCTCTCGTGTTATAGTCTTCAAAAAAGCACGAATCAAACTGACCGGCGAAGTTGTTGAGGTAGTCCCTTACGACGAATTAGTGAAATGCGACATACCGGCATACAAAACGCCTGACGGCAGAATCATTCCCCAACCTTTTCTTCAATTCGACACGGAGATTGACTGGGAGCAGCGCAGATATGAATTGACAAAGGCTGCGCTTCAAGGATTGCTCACAAATACAATGTGGATGCAGTTCATATTGAATCCAAACGAATCGGCAGATGAATGTATGGCGCGACTTATACGAGAACTTCCCCAAAAAGCAATTTCAATCGCAGACAGCACCATATCGGAACTTGCTAATAAAAAGCAAGAGAAAGGAGAGCAAAAATGAGATATGCACTTCGCAATCAGGATAAAATTGCAGCGACATACAGCTCCGATTATCTGAATCAGCATATACTCGCAAGTCTCAACGCATTTTTCAAGAATGTTGATGAAGACGCGCTCAACGAGTATTGGAGAATAGACACATCAGATTGCAAATATCCTATACTCCGAATCAACGACATAGCAGATGATGATGCAATGATTGAATTTGCAATCATTGGCCGTCAATACGATGTACTCAAACTCGCCTTTATGGGCCGAATGAAAGGTTAACGAAATGGAATCAACAAACGCAATAACACTCCGTGAGCCGATGCAGCTCACATCAGAGAATGTCGAGGCCGTCTTCAAAGATTGTCTCGCAGAAAAGAAAGAGGGCGCACAAATCATTAACGGTGTTGTGCTGAAAGTAGCCTTTGACCGTTCTAAGGTCTCGGATAACCGCGAAAACATACTTTCGATGCTCTCTCTATTGCCTGAACAATTCCAAGTCGGCATAGGCGGCGGTTGGAGCTTCCTGAATCTCTGTGTTGACAAAGCCGGTCAGCAATGGACCGACTTTCATCAGATGTGCGACAAGCTCGTGTGCCTTGGCATAGCAATCGGCGCAGTTGAGTTTTGCTTCAAGCAGCGCGAATTGTGGCAAGTATTCCCCGGCGGTATGCCGTATCTAACAATCGACTTGCAGAAAGGAGGCGAGAAATGAATCGTCAAATCAAATTCAGAGGCAAAGACCTCGAAACCGGCAAGTGGTTGTATGGTGACTTGCTTCAATATAATGAGGGCGGTGTCGCTATCGGCATACATGGGACTTTCATTGATGATGGTTATCACTTCAATGAGTATTGGGATAGATGCCCGATTGTAGATGATGAAACGGTCGGTCAGTTTACCGGCTTATATGACCGCACCGGCAAGGAAGTATATGAGGGCGATGTAGTGTTTTGGATTGCTTATGATATGCGTGGCCGTGGCAAGGGTGAGCAAGGAGCTATCATTTGGGATAAGCATACAATGTCATGGGCGATAATGCGCGATAAGCTCACATCTGACGGTCGCCCCTGCATAATATCGCGTCCTTTCGACAAGAAACATCTCGAAGTTGTTGGCAACATTCACGATAACCCCGAACTAATGAAAGGAGGCGTAGAATGAAAATAACGCCTAAAATCCAATTCGTGAGTGGCAGTTTTGACACAAAAGAAGTCAAACTCATACTCATTCCAGATGACAAACACGGTGAAGTGTCGCTATGCGTGAAAGAGCCGGGCAGTTGTTGGAATATTCCTATCGGCGAAATCAAGTTATACAGTCGGGATTTATATGTTGACTTCAAGGCAACACTCGAAGACGCTACAAAATTAGGCAATGAAATATGCCGCCGGTTTAACGAATTTCCCCAAGAACAAAAGCAATGAACAATCAACAGACATACGAGGACTTTCTCGAAACGAAGAAGACGCACGTCATCGAAAGTGGCTTTGAGGTCTCGGAAAATGACCTCTCGCCGTTCCTCTTTGACTTTCAGAAGTATTGTGTGTGCCGTATGCTGAAACTCGGCAAAGGCGGCATATTCGCCGGTTGCGGCCAGGGTAAAACTCTGATGCAGCTCGAATGGGCCAAACGAGTATCAGAACACGAAAATGCGCCGGTGCTGATTCTCGCGCCACTTTCAGTCAGCAAGCAGACAATCGCAGAGGGAGCAAAGTTCGGCTACACAGTTGACCGATATTCAGATATGACAGATGACACGCGCATTTGCATCACGAATTACGAACAACTCGAAAACGTGGATGTAGAGCGATTCATCGGCGTTGTGCTTGACGAATCTTCAATCTTGAAGAACTTTACAGGCCACTACCGCCGACTGATAACAGAGCTTTTCAAGGACACGCCGTATAAGCTATGTTGCTCGGCTACACCCTCGCCTAACGACCTTAACGAAATCGGCAATCATTCTGAATTTCTCAACGTGCTTGACGCTCAGGATATGCGCTCGAAGTGGTTTGTACGTGAAGACGGAATGAACAACTACCGCCTGAAAGGACACGCCAAAGCAGACTTCTACGGTTGGATTGCATCGTGGGCTATCATCTTCGAGAATCCGGCAGATATCGGATTCGTTGAGACCGGCAAGAAATTCATATTACCGCATCTGAACTACATCGAGCATCTGATTGAAACCGAGCCGCAAGACGGTCAGCTTTTCGCGCAGGGCATAGTCAATGCTACCAACTTCAATGCAGAACTCCGCAAGACGAAAACAGAACGCCTTGAACTCGCTGCCAAAATCACACGAGAGACGGAGGGGCAAGTGCTGATTTGGATTAAGCAGAATGAAGAGGGCGAGATATTGCGCCGTCTTATTCCTGAAGCGGTTGAGGTCAAAGGCAGCGACAAAGACACAGACAAGGAACGCCGTTTGCTCGACTTCGCAGCCGGCAAAATCAGAATACTAATATCGAAAGCGAAAATATGCGGCTACGGCATGAACTTTCAAGGCTGCGGCACACAGATTTTCGTTGCGCCTGACTTCTCGTTTGAAGACTTCTATCAGCAAGTAAGACGCTCATACCGCTTCGGCAGACAAGGCGCGGTAAACATTCACCTCATCATTACAGACACTATGCAGAACGCAAGAGCTATCATCGAAGAAAAACAGCGCAAGTTTGAAGAAATGCAGCGCGAAATCAACCGAAATGTCAACGAACACTCATACGGACTTCTCGACAACTACACCTATGACGAGTATCGGGATGATAAAGTCTTCCTGATGAAAGGAGACACGACAATCGAAATCAAGCGAGTGCCGGATAACTCCGTTGACCTCATCATCTTCTCGCCGCCTTTCAGCTCATTGTTCACCTACTCGAACTATATACACGACATGGGTAACAACGAGAGCCACGAGGAATTTTTCAAGCAGTACGCATTTTTGCTTAAAGAGCTTTATCGAATCTTGAAGCCGGGCCGTCTGATGTGCGTACACACAAAAGACCTCGGCGTGTATAAGAACTCATCGGGCTACACCGGAATGTATGACTTTACCGGCGAACATACCAGGCACGTCCTCGATTCAGGATTCAAGTTGCACTCGAAAATCACTATTTGGTGCGACCCGGTACTGGAGATGCAGCGCACGAAGACACAACGATTGCTTTACAAGCAAGTCACTTCCGACAGCTCAAAGACCGGCATCGGAATGGCCGAGTATATCACTATCTTCAAGAAGTGGGAGGGCAATGAAGCCGACTGGGAGCCAATCAAGAATCTCAATCGAGAGAATTTTCCGCTTGAAACATGGCAGAAATAGGCCTCGCCGGTGTGGATGGATATAAAGCGCACAGACGTACTCAACGGCGCGGAGGGAACGGCACAAGGCGATGAAAAGCACATCTGCCCTTTGCAGCTCGAAGTGATACGCCGACTTGTTCACTTGTGGAGCAATGAGGGCGAGGTTGTCTTCACTCCGTTTCTCGGCATCGGCTCTGAAATCTATGTCGCCGTTGAGAATAACCGGCGTGGCATCGGGTGTGAACTCAAAGACAGCTATTTTGCGACCGCTGTGCAGAACATCAAGAAAGCCGAAGCAGAAGCGCATCAACCTACACTCTTTGACTTCTGATTATGGCAAAGAAAGAAATAATCGATTGGAAAAACGGCACTTGTTCAATCAATGGCCCTGCATCGCTACTCGAAGACCTCATAAGTGGTCAGCAAGTGAAGTGGCACAACCCTGAAAAAGAACAGCCGACAGACGGAAATTACCTGACTGTGTTGAGATATGATAACTCAATACTCTACGAAATCGCCCCTTGGAGAGACGGAAAGTATCAAGGCAGCTATACAGCAGTAGTATATTTAGAACAGGCGCAAGTCCTCTATTGGATGCCGTTACCCGTAATTCCTGAATGTTTGAACTTATGAAAAAGTTACTATACATTGACCTGTTTTGCGGTGCCGGTGGCACATCTACCGGCGTGAACTCCGCAAGATTGCACGGTGAACAATGCGCAGAAGTAATCGCTTGTGTCAATCACGATGCAAAAGCGATTGCCTCTCACGCATCGAATCACCCGAATG